AACATCAATTTCCCACTACACCTAGAAAGAATTTTTGATTGTCCCATACTGCATCTAACCTCAGGCTGTGTATATACTGGTTATATAGATGGTGGTTGGACGGAAACAGATCAGCCAAACTTTACCTGGGACAATGGCAGTTTTTACAGTGCCACCAAGTCTGAGTTTCAACATCTCTGGGAAGAATTTGGTTATAACAAAAAATCCTATCTGCTAAGACTTCGCATGCCTTTTGGTCCAGACAATCTGGACAAGAATCTACTCATGAAGCTGTACAAGTATGACACCCTGGTAGATTTTGAGAACTCAATTACCTATTTACCCGACCTGGCTCGAGCAGTAGTCAGATTCATTGAAGACCGTCCTCTGCCAGGCATCTATAATGCTGTGAATCCTGGTGGCGTTAAGACTCATCAGATTGCTCAGATGCTGGGACTGACCAAACGATATTATACAGAAGCAGAATGGGCCAGCAAAGGCATCGCTCCCCGCAGCAATTGTGTGCTTAACACAGATAAGATGCAGGCCATTTATGAATTTAAACCTGCTACCAAAGCATTACTAGAAGCGATTGACTTTATCAGACAGATTCCTATATAATGAAGAATATAAGGATCATTAAAACTGGTCTGAATATAGATCGAATCAAACAGCAGTTAGTTGAGCATGCTGCTGACTGGGGTGCACAAAAAAATCTTGATGGTGTAGCTCTGCAGGATCCAGAAAAATACTACACCACAGTAGATGTACTGCAGTTGGTCATGGGTGGCATAGAGCATGAAGGACAGTATGTTGGTGATAGCGAAATTTGCATACCAACGCCAGCCTTTAAGCGACACACTGGCATACTGGAAATGCTCCGAGATAATCTACAGGTTCCAACTGTGCGTAGATGTGCATTTTTTAAAATACCAGTCGGACATAAAGTTGGCCGGCACATAGACTTTGGTAGTTATTATTTAAACAAAGACCGTTATCATGTCAGTATATCTGGCAGATACAGATACACCGTAGGTGATGAGACCGTGGACATAGAACCAGGTACATTCTTTTGGTTTAATAATAAAGTTGAACATGAAAGTGAGAACATAGCCAACGAGCCTCGCATTGCCTTTATATTCGATGTGCCCATGGATCCCAGAAATCCTTAGATATATAAATATAATTACACAAGAGGGGTAGACTCTTTAAACCTATCATCACACACAACACACAGGAGCAGTAAAATATGTCTAACATGACACCGTTCGAGATTCGCCTTGAACTTCTAAAAATGGCGAAAGACATGCTTACCGAAGACTATTATGGTAAACGTGAATCAATTAGTCAAGATTGGAACGTCAAAGTTGAGGTAGCTAAACTCAATGGCGGATCAATTCCAGACCATCCAGGCTTTCCGGTATATCCATCAGAAAAAGAAATTATTAGTAAGGCTCAAGAATTAAACGGCTTTGTTAGTAATATCGAAACTAAACCAATAATTACAACTAAAAAATCTACTGTAACACAAAACGCCGCATAGCCCGGGACAAGAGAACCTTCTTGTCCTTAAACTAAAGGAGATACAATGTTTAAATATTTACCTATAATTGTATTAGCAGTACTAGCAGCATTCGTAGTACCAGAAATAAAGACATCCATAGCCACAGAGCGACCATTAAAAGTAAAATATGAGGATCTAAATCGCTCAGCTCGCCAACAGGTAGACTGTCTGGCACAGAACATGTATTTTGAATCAGGATGGGAACCCGAGACCGGCCAGATTGCCGTGGCCATGGTGACCATTAATCGTCAGGAAAGCGGAAACTATCCATCAACCATCTGTGGTGTGGTCAAACAAAAGATCGCCAGCACCTGTCAGTTTAGTTGGGTCTGTGAATACAAAACCATACACAACATCAATCGTGATGTTTATATGCGAGTACGAGCCCTGGCTGTATATGTGTATGCCAATAGAGCCCATATCAAAGATCCAAGCCGAGGCGCCCTATTCTATCACGCAGACTATGTGAACCCAGGTTGGCATAATATGGTTTACCTGACAAAAATTGGTCGACATAAATTTTATAATCGCAAGGAAACAACATGAACTATAAACAATCTAATATAATCTTTGGTATCATATCTGCTTTAATTTTTGCAGTAATTCTGGCCTTCTGGAACTACAAGATAAACGAAAACGCTCTCATGAGTCAGAACATTCAGGCCGCCATGGACAAAGGCATAGATCCGCTGAGCGTGCGTTGTACCTATGCAGCCGATACTGATAATATCTGCCTGGCTTATGCACTAAAAAATCATGATCGTAATACAGATATACCAGTACCTATACGTAAATAAGATGAGTTTTGGGGTCATTACTCAGAAACGAAATGACTGCTTACAATAACAGGAGTAAACAACAATGAAGTATTTACCAAAATTAGATGTTAACTTAATTGGTAACATCGTGGTAGCATTAATTATTGTTAAAGTGTTAGCAAAACTTTTAGGATAAGTTCTAAGGGTTGGTGGATCCCCAAAACCACCAATATTTTTATCGACTCTTTTGAAAAAAAACTATAGAATACAGATATATAATATAGTAGTATGACTTTAACATTAAATGACTGATCGGAGATAGTAGTTCATGAAGCTAAACGCACCCCCAAAGAAAAAAGAAATGAGTAAGCTGCAACAGCAATTATTCAACAACAATCCACTTTTTATCAATAAACCCAAAGACAATAAACCACCGCACATCTTTATTGCTACTCCCATGTTTGGCGGTAGTGCTAATTACATGTACATGATTAGCCTGATCAATCTCTTGACCAAATTGGGTCAGGCAGGTATCCCCAGCATGTTTGAGATTGCAGCCAATGAAAGTTTAATTACCAAGGCTCGTAATATTCTGGTAGAAGGATTCCTAAAATCCTCTGCTACTCATATGTTATTCCTGGATGCCGACTTAGGTTTTGATGCTGACGATGTATTACGAATGATTCAGGCAGACAAACATCTTATTGGCGGTCAATATGCCAAGAAGAAAATTAACTGGGATGTAGTTAAGCGTGTAGTTCAGGGTTGTCCAGACATTCCACCAGCTCATGTAAATGCTGTTATAGCTGAAAGTACTTTCAGACCCATTGGTGATACCATGAGCTTTGACATCAACCAACCAGTTGAAGTAGAAAGCATTGCTACTGGTATGATGCTGATCAAGCGTGAAGTATTCGAAGGCATGATTGAAAAATTAGGTGATGAAATTAATATCATCTCTGGTGGTTCAGAAACCATGGATCCCAAGACCATGACTCGTGTCACAGATGCACATCGCAAAGCTTATTCATTCTTTGACGTAAGCATTGACCCAGTAAGTCGTGCATATACCAGCGAAGACTTTACCTTCTGTAAACGCTGGAGACAAATTGGTGGACAGGTATTCCTGGCTCCCTGGACTCGTACAGTTCACGTAGGTACTTATGAATATGTTTGTGATCTAGGTGCAGTTGCTAAATATACACAACAGATGATGGATCATAGTCCAGCTGCCAATAGTACACCATTCCCACAAAGCCCAGCCAGCGCAGAAATTAAACCAGTACAGGTTCCAGCATAATGGCCGGAATCAAGGACAAGGTTAGTGCCGGTCAGGACATCATGGGCCTCAAGCTCATGGGTCCAGATGGCCAACTCAAGGATAATCGTCTGGTAGACGAAGAGTCTGAAGTCGTGCTGACCAATGAATTCCTAATCAGTCGGGAGTTCACCAGCAGCAACGACTTTAGCACCTGGGTAGACAAATACCATATACAGACTCGTATTCCACGCATGGATATCATCATTGACTATTGTCAGAGTCGAGACATAGACATTGAAGCAGTTGCTCCATTGATCAATCGTGTACTAAAAGAAAAAATCCGAGTTGAAGCCGAAGAAGCTCGTCTCATGAAACCTGTGGGAAGACTACCATTATAGCAATGTCGGAATTTGATGCATATAAGATGTATCTGGCACTCAAGGCTCATTTTCAGACTGAAAACTATGATGTGTTCAAAATGAAAGGACGCATCAGTGCCAGTCGTAAGAGCTTTGATGGTGCAGGCAAAGAGTTGGCATTTCGTCGTCTGGTTAAGCTGTACAAGGACGAGGAAGTCTGTAATTTCATGGTGGCTAACTTCATCTCAGGTAATCGCTGGGGCGGAGTATTTGATGTAGCAGCTGCTCGTGAATATGCAGACTGGCAACGACGTCAGCAGAGTCTGCGTTATATATTTGAACAGGATCTCCGACAATTATATGACGAGGCTGCTGATCATCAGGTAACTGATATCTTTGCTCATGAAGCCGGTCAGCATCCACTGGTACTGAAAGCCTATCTGAGACGCAGCATTACTCCAGAAACTCTGATTATACTGAACAAACTAACTGGATTTACTGCAGACATAGATCTGGATGCAGACCCAGTCTGGCCAGACATACACAGACTCATAGTTAAATATGCACCGTTCTTAAAGATTAAACTAGAACCCTACCAGGAAATTTATCATGGCTTTAAATGAAATTGAGGAACAAATCAGTCTGGAACGTATTCGTCAGCTAGAAGAAGCCATTAT